CGGACGTGTACGCCTCCTCGGCTCGCGGTGCGGCAGTGCCATCCAGAAGGTTCGCCCAATGCCGCTCGGTCGCCGCGTTGATCTCGCGCGCGATCAACTCGGCTTCGGCCCGCTTGTGGAGCGGCTGCTTGGTGGACCTCCTGACCGAGCCCCGCGTATCCAAGTGCTCGACCTCGACCGGCACGCGTCGGCGGTAGTGCCACCGCCCGTTGACGGGATACAGGTAGTCGTTGTTGACCGACTGATTCGCTGCTAGTTTCATAGGGGCACCGCGTTAACCGTTTCGTCGCACAACTTGGTACACGAAACGGGACACAATGCGCAAGTGCTAAAATACGAAAACCTCCGTAAAATAAGGGTTTTTATGGGTTGTATAGAGTCGCGCGGTGCCTCTCCTGGGCACCATCATAATATAACAAAACCCTTTAAAATCAGCAACTTAGCCCGGTAAGCGGCCCTTATTGCTCAAAAACGGTACACATTTCAGGACACAAAAAAGAACACATAACGGGACACGTTAACCGATTTTTAACCTTGCTCGGGCATAGTGGTTATATCGAAACACAGACACACCGGAGCCGCCACAATGTTTGCTACCACCATCGACAGCGCCTCCGCCGCTCTTGTCGTTTGCGACTTCGGCTTGTTCACCTCCCCCGCGCGCGCCGCCTGCTTCACCCCTCGTTCATCACCTGGGCTTAGTGCCCAACCAAAAGGACTAGACCCATGAGAAACCTAATCGCCGCCCTCGCCCTCGCATTGTCCGCGTCCGCTTCGTTCGCTGATACAACCCCGCCGCGCCCCAGCCCTTGCAAGGTCGACGCGGTGACGTGTTGGCTCACCTCGACCACCCGGTTCGAGTGCGGTACGGGCGACCCGCTCATGTGCTGGTTCGGTGAGTACGCCGACCCGCGCAAGCCGCTCAAGCCGTCGATTGACGACGGCTGGGGCATCAAGTACCAGTGACCGGAAATCCCTGCGAGCGCCTAGTGTGGACAGGGCACTCGCAGGGCCACCCGCCGCCGTGCACCCCAACGCGGCGGCGGTGTTCTGTTAGTTGGTGGGCGGACGGATCACCCGCGCCAACCATGCGGGGGCGTCGTTGTGCGGTATGCCGCGACGCGGGTCCGGGCAACGCCAGCCGTTGTCGCGGTTGAGGATTTCCGCGCGCAGACAGTCAACCAGCGCGTCGTTGCTCGTGTAGCGCCCCGCGAGCAGCGATTGATTGCTCACCGCGCTCGACGCGCGTGCCGTCTCGATCGCCGTTATGCGCGTAATCACGTCCCGCGTGGCGGGTGCGTTCTCCACGCTCCACGTCACCCACTGCCACACCGCGACGCCCACCGCCGCAATCATGACGATGGTCGCGCCGATCTGCTTCCAGCTTATCGGCTCGTTTCGCGACGACATGCGGTCCATCATCAACTCGACGTTCGACGCGATCTTGTCCGTCGTCTTCTCGACGTGTTTCAATCTCAGATCAAACCCATCCTGATGCCGCTCGGTGACCGCGAGCCGCTTCCAAATCGCACCGGCTGCGTCCGCCTCGATGATGTCGTCCGTCATGTCATTGCACCCCACAAGCCGCGCGGTACGTCCGCAGGAACCGCTCACCGCTGGCGAGCGTCGGCTTGGTGTCGTTGCGGCTGTAGTTCGGCAGATCGCGTCTCAGCTCACTGCACAGCACCGACCGGCTCATCTCGGAGGTGCCCGTACCCGCGCAGGCGCTCAACAATATCGACGTCCCCATCAGGGTGATTGCTGCGAGCAACCGCGACACGCTCTCTAATCCGTTGGGCACGATCCTCGTCCTTTTGTTCGAGCCGCGCGATGGCGGCGTTGATTCCGACTTGACGCCAACGCAACAGTGCGATGACGACCACAACGGCGATGCCGCCGTAGAACTTGAGCTTGGTCGGGACGGCCCCGAACCACAGCCAGGCCGCCGTCATCGCACACCTTCCGCCCACTTGACGATCCGCTCGCGCATGATCCACGCGGCGGTCGCCGCCATGATCACGCAGAACACGACAGCGATCAGTTGCGCGTTGCCGCTGAGCGACCCGACCGCTGCCGTGCCCGCGACCACACTGCCCGCGAGCTGTGTGGCGGACGCCTGGACCGTCGTCGAGGCGACGACCGTGTTGCGCGGGATCGTGTTGTCGATCCGCTGCCACTTGGCGACGTTGAAGCCTGGGCAGACCTTGTTCGCGACTTCGCAATGGCCGCGCACGCGTTTGATGTCGGTGCGCGACTTGATGTCCTCGATCAACTCACGCAAGGCCGCGTCCTGTTGCGGTGTGAAGTTGCGCTCGAACGGATCGTCCATGTTCGCGCCGTGGCCGCCGACGAGGCTGATACCGATCGAGCCGGTGTTGTGCCCGGCGACGTGCGCGCCGATGCGTGTCTCGGCGCGGCCCTTGCCGATCGAGCCGTCGCGGTCGATCAGGTAGTGATACCCGAAGCCCGCCCAGCCGCGCCCTCGGTGCCAGCGGTCGATCTCCGCGACCTTGGCCTCGACGCTCTCGTCAGCCATCCACTCAGGCCGCGTCGTGGTTTGGTGGACGAAGATCGTGTCGACTTTTTTGTTGCCGTGCATGAGCATGATGTGGCCCTCCTCGCGAGGTGTTTGGTAGCTGTGAAATAGTTCGTGCCGAATCATTCAGGCCAGTTTACCGTCATGTCGTACTCACTCAGAGCTGCGCGATCGTCCATCGCCAGCAACGCGGCCTTGTGCGCCGCGTATGCCTGATAAAATGCGTCGCCCGCTGCAAGCCCGGCCAAGAAGATTGTGGCGAACTCGCGGTGTGTGACGTTGATAGGACGCTTTGCACTGCGCGGCGTGAACGGTCGCGGATCAGGGACCAGCGACGGCGCGATTGATATTGCGCTTACAATGGCGGATATGTTTTCGCGTGTTACCCCGTCACACCCGAACACTTGCGGTGTTCCTGCAATCGGGACCGTGACCGAAGCTGCATCAAACATGAGCCCACGATACTCCCATACCGCTGCGATTTTCCGGGATCGAATTTCGTCAATAGGCGTTTCGGGCGGCACTTCGTTCTCACGAACACGCAGGCCGATTGCCGCGAGTTCTTTGTTTGACCATAGTTGTTCAATGTTGCGTGGGTAGGCTGTCCCGTCGATGCGTTCGCCCTTCCACTGTTCTTCTGTTTTGATGTATTCAAGCATGAGGGTTTTCCTAAGTTATGAGAACGACGCAACAGACATCACGCTCAATCCGGTCAGCGTACAGGTAACGGTCAACGACGCATCCGCCGACGCAAACGCATCTGCTGCAAAGGAGATGTAATCCGCAGAGCCCTGACGGGTCAGTCCTGTCCAGGTGCTTGCGCCGATACCCCCTGTCGCAATCCCTACACATATTCCGCCTGCCTCGACGGAAATGGCTGTGCTTAGCCCCGCGACATCGGTCGCAACGTCGTCTCTTGTTGTGCTGCTCAAACCAATCGCTCGAACGACAGCCACGCCGGTCGAGTACATAAGCCCGCTCCAAGTGACGGAGACCGTGCCTGTGCTGCTAGCGGTTGCGGCCCCAATAGCAATTGCTGTGAAGCCTCTGTCGGATGCGTGGTACTCTCGCAGCGACCCTGACACCACCGTGGCTGGATTTCCGTCAATCGTTACTGACGATATGGTTCGTGAAGCGGAAGAAAAACCAGTTATCAAAACTATGAAATGATCGGAAGTCGAACCGGCACCGCCCAGATTAAGAGAGGTGAACGAAAACGTGGTGAGGTCGAAGATTTGGTAGGCGACACCGCCTGCAACAAACGACGCGCCTCCGCCGCCTGCGTCTTCTGTACTGGGTTGGCTGTTGAATAATCCAGGTAACATCAGGCCACCGCCTTGATTGCTGTGATGATGATCACGGTTGATGAAACACAGTCGAAATAGAGATAGTCAGTTGCGCTAGCTGTGGTTGTCAAAACTGGTGCCGTCGCCGCTGCAAATTTATAGTTAGATGCAAACGCCAGCGTTCGGGAGCCCGTGCCGTCTTGCACAACACGAATGCGCCCACGCTGGCCCGCCTTCACGTTGCTCGGATTACCGAGCGTGCGGTTGCCAGTAAGCGTAACGACAAAATCGAACCCCGTTGAAAGATCAACGGCCACCGTTGCAGCGTCAGTCAGCGTAACTTCAGCCATTGCGCTCCATACCTGATCCGTGGATAAGGCCCTGTCCGCCGTGTTCGATCGGTATTCTGCTGAGGATGTCTCGGCCAACACAGCCGACGATCCGAGCCCCAATGTGCCACGCGCTGTGGCCGCGTCTGCGTCGTCTGTGATCGTCGCGCCGAATGCGCTGATCACGGTGCTATCAGGCATCGTAATTGTTTTAACGCCTGTGATGTCCGCGAGTTCGCTGTCCATGAGCGCGCCAGCTGCCTGGACGTTGGTTGCGTCGGTGACATCAGCCAAAGCCTCGATGCCTGATAGCTTGGAAAGCAGCGCGTCGGTGAAAGCGTTGGTATCGGTCTCGCCTTCGTATGCTGCCTTGATCTCAGCCCCGGACTGATCGGAGGTCGCGCCGGTTTCAATGCCTGCCAGCTTCGATCCGTCCGCCGTCGTGAACGCTTCGGTCGTTGCCGCAAGCACTGCACTGTACGCCTGGACATCAGCGCCGATCTGCAGACCTAGATTGTTCCGCGCGCCACTAGGACTTACTACGTCAGAGAGGTTGTTTGCGGCGAGCATATCGCCCGAACCGGCTCCCGCCGCACCCACGTCACCTGTCCGATAGAACTCCACGACGAGATCGTCAGCCGCGATAAACGAGCCTGCCGCATTGACGAACTCAAGCGGAAAGCGCCCGTAGGTCGACCCGTCAGTGATCGCACCCGTGATCGTGGCGATGAAGAAATTCGTGCCCGGCGCGCTCTGTTTTTTGACGATCAACATACCGCGAAACGCAGCCGTCGTGCTGTCATCCCACGTCTTGATCCAGGTTTCGAAGTCGGAATAGTTGAGCGCAATTTCGGTGACGCTCGCGAACGTAGCGTTATTCAGCCGCAATTCGCCCGCACCCGGATCAGCAGCGGTGGTGGTGCTGTCATCAAACACAAACGGGATGCCGGGCGTGATGCCATCGGCCCCGTCAGCGCCGTCGGCCCCGTCAGCGCCATCGGCCCCGTCAGCGCCATCGAAGCCCGCCCCCACTTCTACGTCGCGGAACGTCGTCTCGCGCCCCTGCGCGATGATCTTGACTTGGTACTGTCCGGCCTCTGCATACGCGAATGCGTAGCCGTTCTCGTCCGCCGTGAGCGGGTTGGTCTTGCCGCCCGCCGCAGCGCTATCCGCGTACAGCGTCGACGCGCCGAGGCCCGGCTCGTCGCTGATCTCTACCGTCGCTCCGGGGACGATGTTCCCGTAGCGGTCTGTTGCGATGATGTTCAAGCGGCCATAGTTTGGCATTAGTTGATCTCCCCTCCGGCGCGTGTGCCGGGTGTTGTGTCCGTGATGTACGAGATGCCGTCGATGGCGGCCCCGGCTGCGCCCAACGCTCCAAGACCGGCACGTGTTGTGCTAGGGAGCCCTGGCCCGGCACCAGCGACGGCACCAATACTAGGAAATGGAGCGCGAAATCCGCCCGCAGCGCCACCAACCTCTGTTGTTCCGTCGCCACCACTCGACCACGCCAAATCCAACGCTGGGTGGCCAACGCCCCCTGCACCAGGGACAGAGCCCGCGCCGCCGCCGCCCGCAGGGTCTTGGTAGCTACCGGCAATCGTCTGGTTTGCAGCGGGACCGCCACCGCCACCGCCGTATATCGTGCCGTTGTTTATCAGCTCGATCGCTACGCGGGTGTACAGTGCCGTGCCGCCTGCGCCGCCGTTTGAGACGGAGCCTCCGACGCTCCAATCACCACCCTCGCCGCCAGCGCCTTGAATGCGCCCGTTGACGTACAACGTGATGTCGGGCAGATCGATCCAAGAGCCAACGTCGAACGCGACGCCGCCCGTGGTTGCCGAGCCGACAATCACGCCTGAGTTGACATAGACGGCGAGAGTGATGTCCGTCGCGTCGGTGATCTCCGGGAACAGTGTGTCGTGCACGGTGCGCAAGTTGAAGTTAAACGTGTTCGCGTCGATGGTGATGACGCGCGCATTCAGGTCGTCGAGTTCAATGCCGTCGAAGCGCAGCTCCTCCGCCAGGACGCGGATCGCCGTTTGCGCGGGTTTCAGGCTCACAACCTGGACCGGCACATTCTCTGGCAATCCCTCGTCGTCCTGCAGGAACGAGTTGCCGACGTTGTAAGCGCCGCCGAGAACCGGCAGCACCAGCTCCGGTGTGCGGAACACGTCAAACGCGATCTTGCGCGGCGCGTTCGAGAACCGGGCGAGGATGATGTCGCTAACGCGCTGGGCAATGGCGCTGCCGAACTCCGGTATCCACCGGCTCGTGATCGACTTGATCGACGCGCTGCCGTAGTCCGTTTCGGCCTGCAGGTTGATGCTGAAGTAGAGCGATTTGTAGTTGTCCAAATCGGTCAGCGGGCGGAGCGGGTTGCGCTGGGCGTAGTACACCCACGCCTGCGAGAACCGCTTCTCCGGCTGATCCTCGACGGACATGGATTTGTCCATGATGTTGCTCTCGTCGTAGACGGTCGCCTGCTTGGCGATGTCTCGGAGCACCTGCAGCTTGAGTTGTTGGCTTCTGTCGTCCCACCACACAGCGAGCGCAGCCTGCTCGATGAGTTCCGACACGAGCTGGTTGACGCCGGTCGGCTCCGCGATGTTGGCCGTGTAGACCCGCTGCAGGTAGGCCGCCGTCTCCGCTTGCCAATCGCCAAGCGCGATGTACGACGCGGGCACGCCTGCGTAGTTGACGAGCAGGTCGTGGATGATGTCGGCGGGATCGTCGCCGCTGTACGGTAGCACGATCTGCACGCGGCTCGATGCAGTGTGTGCCTGGGCCTCCGTGTTGAGTTGCGCGCGCACAATCGTTAGCACGTCGCCCGACCGCGTGAAGGTGCAGCATTCCTTGCCGCCGATAGCGACGGTGCCGGACGCGGGATACTCAAGGTCGCCGATGCCGGACGGTGTCAGCGTAGCCGACGTGGCGGCGTTGGTGATGGCTGCGTTCAACGAGCCGCCCGATGGTGTGGGCGCGACCGCGCGGTCGTTGTCCGCGAGCTTAAGAACGTCCTTCGCAATGATCCGGAATGTGCCGTCCGGTGACGGGCCGGAGAAGCTGTCGATCACAAAATGACGCTCCTCCATCGCCGCGAGTGTGTCGCCGAGGTTGCCGCGATAGAGCCGCAGTGGACGGCCTCGCAGATATAGCTGCCGTTGCCGGAACTTGCCCCACATGGTACCCTGCGTGTAGGGATCATAAGAGCGGTCCGCCGTGTACTTGTCGAAGCCCTCGCCGGTGTCGCTGTGGCGGTGGTCTTTGAACGTGACGGTGACGCTCGTGCGCACGCCGAGGTCGCTGCCGAGCGACACGATCGACGGGCTCACGTCAATGTTGATGATGCTCGGGATAGCCTCAATGCCGAGCGGGTTGTACCCCGTGTCGGTCGCGAACCGCAGCGTCACCGGCTCATTGTCGAAGTTCGCGCGGTCCTGGCATGTGTTGAGCGTGTTGAAGCACTTCTTCGTGCCCGTGACACTCAGCTCTGCAGTGCACGGCGAGCTGTTGTACGTCAACGCGCAGTAGTCGAGGTCGAGTTCGACGTATTCGAGCTTCTTGGTCATACGACACCCGCCATGCTGAGCGTGGTCGCCATGAAGCCATTGGAGCGCGAGTTCGTGACTACCGGATCGCCGGTCAACCAAACGAAGCCGATTTCGTCGGCGTAGGTTACAGGCCGCCACGCGAAGAAAAACGGACGCTCTTTCGCTTGCACGAGGAACGGGAACAGGTTGCCGCGCACCCACATCGGCGTGAGTTCGGATAGTTCGACGCTCGTCTCGCGGCGTTCGCCGACGATGATGCGCCCCAAGAATGCGCCGTTCTCGCTGCGACCGTTGACGACGTTGAGGCGCGGGTTAAGGGTGATCGGGTTGTGCCCGACGTAGGTCGTCCGTTGGGCGCGCAGTGCGTCGCCCACATACAGCACCGCAGCCTCGTGGGGGGCTGAGCCCGCACCGAGCACGATGCGGATGCCGTCGTACTCAAAACGCGGAATGACGATCATGCGCGGGCGGTCATCGGGCATCGTGAGCGCGGTCGTCAAGTCGACGTACCCCGCGCCGCTGTCCGCTTGGATTTTCAGAGATGCGCCGATCGTGCCGAAGTTGTGTGCGGCGATCCCGATGTAGTTGACAGGTCCTGTGACGGGATCGATTGTGATCGTCACCGCGTCCGCGTCCGCGTTCTGCCACTTAAGGAAGGTGGCCGGGTTTGCGAGGTTGCTTTTCGGGTAATTCGACGCTGCAACCACCGTGATTGCAGCATCCGTCACAATGTTGTTGATCCCGAACAACGGGGCGTCGGCGTCATCTGCACCGGCCAGTGCGAGTTGCTGTATCTGTGTGATCATTTAAGCACCGCATGATAGCCGTCGCGCTGTAAGTCGAGCATCAGAGCCATGACCTTCTTGACGGTGTCGCCATCGATCAGGCTCGCCGCGCTGAGCCCCTGGACCGTCACCGTGCGATTGTCCGCGCCGCGCTGAGGCGCTTCGGCTGGTGCCGCTGCTGCAGTTCCGCCGCCCGACGCGCCTCCACCGCCGCCCGACGCGCCGCCGGATGTGCTAACGCTCTTGATCGAGGCAACGGCCCCGAGCCCCTTGGCCAGAACGCCCGCAAACGCCGCGACGTTGGCCGGGAACGGGAGTTTGAGCGCTTCGGCTGCACCCGTATAGGCCGCGATCAACGCCTGGGCTATGGACAGCCCCTTGACGATTTTCAAGTTCTTCTCGCCGTAGGCTTTGAGGACGTTGCCGACGCCGCCGAGAACGTCGCCCAGGCCGTTCAGCATGGCGAAGTTGCCCGCGTCGCGAATGTCGCCGAGCTTCTTTTGATGCTCGCCTTCGAGCTGTTGGATCAGGTCGTAGTGTTCCTGGTGCGTGATCAGCTTGGCGTCAAGCGCCTGCTGCAGCAGAAGCACGTCCTTGTTGAGATGAGTTGTCGCCATCTCCTCCTCGGTCAAGAAGCTCTCGCGCAATTGTTCGAGCCGCCGCGCCAACTTTTCGTGCATCGCGTCTTCTTTAGAGGTGTCCGGCGCGAGACCCGGAGCTTGGCCGCGTGTGTCTTCGCCCGGCGCGTTGACGTCGGCCATCGCGGCGAGCGTGCGCTGCGCCATGATTTGCCCGATCCGCTCGGCGTGCGCGACGAGTGGCTTCTCCAGCTTCGCGGCGTAAGGGTTCGTCATCTCGGCGATCGTGCCCGCGTCCACGTCGAGCGGGTTGATGCGCGCGAACTTCGGGAGTACCGCGTTGGCGACGGCGACCACACTGTTGATGCCCGCCTTCGAGCCCGCGACCATATTGTTGATTGCGCGGATAACGGCATTAGCGGCGCTGACCGCGACGTCGCCAAGCACGATCGGCAGCTTGCCCCACAGGAACTTGGTCGTCTCGTAAGCGGCCTCGAACGTGTTGCGGATCATGTCGCCTGCTTTCAGCGCGAGCCCGCCGACCGCGATAAGCCCGCGTCCGAGCAGGTCGCCCGCCGTCTGCAGCGCCTTCGACGACTTGATCGCCTCGAACAAGTTGCCCGCGAACGCGGCAAGCGACGGTATGACGTGCTCTCCGAGTGCGACGAAGAACCCGAACGCGCTGGTCTTGAGGCGCGACAGGTTGGCGTTGAACGCCTCGGAACTGGTCAGTAGGTTGCCCGACATGGTCGCGCCTAGGTCGTCGGCTTCTTGCTTGGCGCGGGCCAGCGACTCGCCGCCTTGATTGAGCAGCGGAATAAGCTCCGAGCCCGACCGGCCGAAGATCGCCATTGCGATCGCCGACTTGTTCACGCCGTCCTTGAAGCCCGCGAACTTGTTCGAGATTTCCGTCATCGTTTTAGATGCGGTTTTCATCGAGCCGTCTGCGTTGCGGACGTTAATCCCAAGCGCGGTCATGGCCTTCCCGGCCTCGGCACCCGCGCCCGCTGCAATGTTGGCGAGGTTGCGGTCCGCGATGTTCACGCCCGCGCGCAACGTCTCGAACCCGACGCCAGCGAGACCCGCCGCGTGCTGGAGCCGTTGCAATTCTTGCGCGACGATGCCCATCTTCTGCGCCGACTTGGCGATCTTGTCCGCCTCTTTGAGAACCTTGGCGAGCCCGACCGTGATGCCCGCAGCGGCCACCACGAACCCCGCAGTGGCGAGAGCCGCCGCCGCCTGCGCCGCCCTGGCGAACAACGCGAGACGGGCCGACGAGCCGCGCAGGCCGTCCTGCAACGCCTTGTCGTCGTAGCCGACTCTGACCTTAACCTCTGGCAGTGCCATCTTTCGCCCTAGCCCTTTCGTCCATCCAGTCGAGGATGTCGTCAACCGCGCCCTGTGTGAGCGTGCCTGCGAACCGCTTGTCGTCTTGCGGCGCGTGCAGCTCGTACTCCACCCACCACTCCGTCATAGTCATCGCCCAGAACTCCGAAGGTTGCAGGCCCCAATGCCGGGCGTGCAGGTACATGGAGTCCCAATCGAGCGGCCCGAACTCGGCTGCGTCGGCTACACCGCTTTCCGCTTTACGGGGCGGGCGACGGGCTTTTTTCCCGGCACACTCGTGTCGGGATTGAATGCCTCCAGGACATGGTTGACGAGGTCGATCGCCTGCTTCTGCGATCCGGTCATCAGTGACGCATACACCTGATCCTCGCTCGCGTTTGTCGCGCCCGCGCTCGTCAACAGAACCGACAAGACATACGAGATGTGTGATATCGGAGCCGAGCCGCGCGACGTGCGGTGAGCGATGTCGGTCAACGATATGTTGTTGCCCTCGATCTGGCGGAGCAGGCGCATGGACGGCACGACTTGGTAGTCGTTGCCGTCCCACTTGATCGTCATTTCGCGAAATACAGACATGGGGTGTCCTTGTGGTTGGGGTGGCTAACTGCGCTTAGTCGGCTTCGTAAACGATCGCGCCGCCGCTCTCGATCGTGGCGGTGAACGTGATGCCGTCCGCCTGCTCGCCGGTCAGAGCGAACGAGGACAAGAAGAAGTTGCCGGTCATGTCGCCGATCACGTCCACGTCGATCGTGTACGCGGCGAGCAGGCCCGAGCCGGTCCCCATCGCGACCGCGAGCAGGCTGTCGTCGAGCAGGATGCCCTCGACGTCCATGCTCACCGAGCGCACACCAACTTCGGCGAGGTAGGTGCGCCAGCCGTTGTCGTCCTTGTCGGTGATGTCGATCGGCTCGTTGTTGATGGTGAGGTTGTCGGTGCGCGCGCCCGCGATTGCGGTCGAGCCCTTTGAGATGCGGAGTAGTCTGCCGGATGCTGCGGCCATTGGTCAGTCCTTTCGATTAAGTTACAGGTAGGCTGTAAGCCGTGGTTGAGCCGACAGAGTTGGTTGCGACGACCCGAACGCGTACAAAATCACCGGCTGCGTGCCGCGTTTCGGCCGCCGCTTCGCTCGCCGCGTCCGTCCAGCGGGGATCGTTCTCGGCGGACGCGACGGCGTTGACTTGCCAAGTAGTGACGAGGTTGATCGTCGCGTCGCCCGCCCATGTGCCCTGCGTGGCCGACAGATCGCCGCTGTCCGCGCCGCCCGTCACGGTGATGACTGGAAGGACGGTGTTATATGGACCCAATGTCGTCGAGATCGCGCCCGCGCTTTCGAGCGTCGCGGTGAAGGTGATCGCATCGGCCTGTTCCGCCCCGAGTGCGATGCCGTTAAGCCAAAAGTCGCCGCTGATCACGCCGATGCCGCTGATCGTCACCGTGCACGCTTCGAGCAGCACCGAGCCCGCGCCGTTCGCGGCGGCGAGAATAGTGTCGTCCTTGAGCACGCCTTCGACCTCGGCGGACACGGAGCGCACACCAACTTCGGCCATATACGTGCGCCAGCCGTTGTCGTCCTTGTCGGTGATGTCGATCGGCTCATTGTTGATCGTCACGCTGTCGGTGCGCGCGCCGACGACAGTGACCGCGTCGCGCGCGATGCGTAACAGGCGTCCAGATTTAGCCATTCGTCGTCCCCTTAAACATCGAGCCAGATAACCCGGTACAGCAACAGCAGCCTGTAAGTTTTGCCGTCCGGATCGGTTGTCGGCGTCATGCTCTCCAGCTCCGTTGTGATATGCGTCGTCCCCGTGATCGCAAGCGGCTGGCGGCGTAGCCTTAAATCAACCGCGTCCGCGATCGCTTTAGCAGCCAGCTTGCTCGTTGATCGAACGTAGATGTCGACCTGCACGAGCGCCGTGCCGCCAGCTGCGTCTTTAGTGTCCCACGCCGTGATCGTATCGCCCGCGATTACGACGTACGGAAAATCGGCGGCATCCTCGCTGTCGTCCGCCTGCGGGACATCCGAGAATATAGCAACGCCGCTGTACGCACTCGACAGCAGGTCGGTTAGCGCGGTGTTATTAAGCCGGGTGTAGATGGCTTGTTGGAGCGCTGCGGATTTCATCGCGCGTGCCTCCGAATTATTTCCTCAAGCGCCTTGGAAAACTTCGGGCGCTGGGCCTCGGTCGCTGGCACCCATGCTGGCCGCTTTTGGGTGTGGCGCGTGCCGAACTCCAGATAAAAACCATAATCCAGCCGCGTGCCGATTGTGGCTGATTTCGGTGTAGGCTGCTCAAAGTACAATGACGACATGAGCGTGCCGCGATCGACGGCAGGCGCTTCGCCGGGTGCTGACGCTTGATGTTCACGCTTGCCGCGTCTCGTGACCACGCCGGTCTTGGGTCCCGACTTATAACGCTTGATC